GCAGGTACAGGGGTGTCATTTAGAGGTATTTATTATAATCCAAATATTTCGGGTTTAACAAGTGGATTTACTCATAATGCTTATGAAAATACATCGGGAAATGTCTTATTAGGTACAACTAGTGGAGAGACAGTAATAGGTTCATCAACAACAAGTGGTGCTAAACTAACCATAAATGGTTCAGTAACCGCAGTATCTGCTATTGCTCGTGGTGCAAACCTTAAATCAACTTTAGTAGCAGCCGCAAACTCTGATGTATTAGTAGGATTAGATATTAACCCTACGTTTACTAATGGTGCATTTACGGGGGTTCAGAACTTGGGATTGAGGGTTGCAGGTCCAACAGTAATTAATAGTGGGTTAGGAAATGTATCAACAAGTGCTTTTGAAATAACAGGTTCAAATGGTAGTTTATTAAGACTTCGAGGTTATGGAGACCTTTATTTAGATGGTGCGTCTGGTAATTTAATAATAGGAAGTAGTAATTATGGTGGTGGTGGTGCAAATATATTATCTGCTGTGGGTACGGGTACATCTTTTTTTAGAGTAGTTCATAATAATGGTAATAATGCTATAAGAGCAATTTCTAATGGTGTAGTAGAATTAAACCCTGTCGCAGGAGCAGTACTTTTAGGAACTACCACCGACAACGGCACAGATAAGTTACAGGTAACAGGGAGTATATTATCATCAAGTAACATTAAAGGGAATAGTTACATAGTACAAACAAACGGAAATGGAATTAACGCAGCATCAAATTCAGTTGGTATTGTTTCTTATGGTGCAAATGCGGTTGATTCTTATGTATTTAGTCTAAATAATAATATTGCAACCGCTAATTCAAATAGAAATTTTTTTACTTTAGGCAATGACCCATATTTAGTTTATGCATTTTCTAGTGGAACAAACACAATAAATACTTTTAGAGTATCACCCACTTATAATATAACAGGCGGAACAACTACGGCAAGAGGTATTTACTATGCTCCAACTTTAACAAGTCTTACGGGCACTACTCACATCGCATTAGAAACAGTTAGCGGTAACAATCTACTCGGCACAACAAGTGGAAGTGTAGGAATAGGAGCAACAAGTACAATTAACGCATCTGCTATTTTACAAGTAACAAGCACAACACAAGGGATATTACCACCTAGAATGACCACTACACAAAGAGATGCCATAGCAACACCTGCAACGGGGTTACAAGTTTACAACACAACAACAAACACTAACGATTTTTACAATGGTAGTGCTTGGGCTAGTGGTGCATCAGGAACTTACGTTACAAGCGTAACAGGAACATCACCAATAGTTTCTAGCGGTGGAACTACTCCTGCTATTTCTATTCCTGTGGCTACTACTTCGGTTAATGGTTATTTAAGTTCTACTGATTGGACTACGTTTAACAATAAACAAGCGGCTTTAACCAACCCCATTACAGGTACAGGCACAAGTGGACAAATAGCTTACTTTAATGGTACATCAAGTTTAACAAGTAGTGCTACTTTTACTTATTCTCCTACAGCAGTACATTTAATTAATAATAGTGTTACAGCTTCATCTGCAATAGCAAGAGGTACTAACCTTACTCCTACCTTAACGGCTGCTGCTAATAGTGATGTATTAGTAGGTCTTGACATTAACCCTACTTTTACGAATGGTGCGTTTACGGGGGTTACGAATGCTGCATTAAGAACAGTTACGGGGAATGTATTACTTGCAACAACAAGTGGAAACGTAGGAATTGGAACAACTACTATTGGTTCTAAACTTCAAATAAATGGTAACGCTGCAATAGGTTATTCAGCATCAACCGCAGCACCTACTAATGGATTAGCGGTGAGTGGTATTGTAAACATAAATAATACTACAAATACTGCTTGGCAACAATTTATAAGTTCAAGTACAATTACTAATACATTTTATACAAGTTCAGCAGCACAAACAATTAATGGTATTGATAATACAAGTGGTGCAAGTGGTGCATCATTATTAAAGTTTTATATAAATGGAATAGGGAAATTTACAACAGGTGTTGATGGAGCAAGTAATTCATATAAAATATCTACAACTGATATAAATACAAATACTAGATTAGCTATTGATGCTAGTGGAAATATTGGAATTAATACTACAACATTTGGAGCATCTCAATTTCAAATTAATGGTTCAACTGCAATAGGTTATTCAGCATCTACCGCAGCACCTACTAATGGCTTGGTTGTAAGTGGAACAACTTTAATAGGAAGCACCACCGACAACGGAACAGATAAGTTACAGGTTACGGGGAGTACAAAAGTTACAGGAGCAGCTACATTCTCTAGTAGTGTAACGGCAACAGGTAATATTTCTACTTCAGGTATTTATGTAGGTAGGACTACTAACGGACAAGCATTTGGATGCGGTAATGGAGTTGATAGTGATTTAGGTATTTATGTACAAGCAAATAATATTCTTTTTACAAATACAGGAACAAGTACAGGTTTTAGTTTTGCAATAGGTGGCACAACAAGATTTTCAATAGCAGGAACAGGAGCAGCTACATTCTCTAGTAGTGTAACTGCAGGGGGAGATGTAAGTATTGGATATAATAATGCTTTCGTTCTTGGTGGAAGCCCTTATAGATATAAAATATATAGGTCTAATGCAGGTAGTTTAGAAACTTATTTTGATGATGAATATGATATAAATAGTACTGCATTAAATTTTAGATTTAGAACATCTGGAACACCAATAACTGCTTTACGCATAGCATCTACAGGAGCAGCTACATTCTCTAGTAGTGTAACGGCAACACAATTACAATTAACAGGAACTGTACCATCAGGTAGTTTTGGAATATATACGAATTTAACAATAGGAACATCATCACCAATTGGTATGTATTTAAGTCCTAATTATACAACGGCAGTAACAGGTTATGTAACTGATTTTGCAATTAGTCCAACTAGCGATAATGGAACAAGGACAACAGCGCAACATCAGGGATTAGTAATTAATGATATATCAAAAGGAACAGGACATACAATAACAGACAACTATGGATTAATAATTAATAACATAGCAGCAGGAACAAACAATACTGCACTTGCAGTAGGCATGGGGTTAAGTCAATTTCTTGATAAAATTGAATTATCAAGTACTTTAAAATTAGGAGCATATTCAGTAGCAGGGTTACCTACGGCAGGTACGGCAGGTAGAATTGCTTATGTTACCGATGCACTTGCGCCTACTTACGGAGCAACTGTAGTTGGTGGCGGCTCTGTAAAGACTTTAGTATTTGATAACGGAACTAATTGGACAGTACATTAATAAAAAAAACAAATATGAAAATTCAACCAGTACAATCTTGGCAAAATGGTCAAGCAAAAGAGGCAACAGAGTTTGACCTCAGAATTATAAATGACAACCTAAGCACAAGTGCAACGTTTTATTACTCTCTATCAAGTGTAGAGGTTAGTCACACAGAAACAAAAGTAGTAACACCTGAAATTCCTGCTTGGGATGAACCTGTAATTGATGGAGAAACTATCCACCATGAGGCAATACCAGCAGTAACAGAAGATGTAAAAGTAATAGATTCTAATCCTCAAGTCCTAATAGAAGGAAATACGGGAATTGATGGTGCTGATTACAAAGAATGGGATTTAGCCGTTAACGCTAATGCTTATGCTTATGATTATGTTGCAACTAAGCTTAACTTAGTATTAATTGCTGACCAAAAATTTTAGTTAGTAATTAATTATTTTAGCATATAAATAAAAATGTCTAATTTAGACAAAAATTTCAACATGAAACTAACACTTAACGAAGTATTGATTTTATCCGAAGAACTAAATGGCAGGGTAATCAATCAACAAACAGGCGAAAAAAGCAAAGGTATCTTATCTAATAAGTTAAGCATTAAGGTTAAATATGCCTTAAATAACGAACTTAATAGAGAGGTAGCAGAATTGGTTAAAGATTTTGAAGATTCAAGAAACGAATTAATTAAGGAGTATGGAGAAGAAAAAGATGGTTACTACTCTGTTCCTCAAGAAAAGACTGCTGATTTTCAAAAAGATTTAATTGAATTATTGTCTATCGAAAAAGACATTGTTGTACCAAATATTAATGTTGAGGAGCTTTATAGCATTGAGACAGAAGATTATTGGCCAGTATTGTTGGAGAAACTTTTGGGAAAGGTTCCTGAATTAGAAATAGTTTAAAACAAACAAATATGTACCAATTAACAGACACCAACCTAAATCAAATTTCAGCTTGGTTTTTTCAAGATGTACCATGTAAAAATGGAGTTAGTATTATTGAGGTAATTAAAACATTATCAGCAGAAAATGTACTTGCTATCGCAAATACAGAAAGCGTTGATATTGAAGAGTCTACTGTAATTTCAGAATAATGGATGCCTCTACTGAAATAATATTAATGGAGTCAAGATTAACTAAGTTGGAAACAAAAATTGATGACATAGAAGTCAAGATTGACTCCTTAGATAAGAAGTTAAGTCAGGTAATAGATGCTTTGATTGGGAACAAACTCACCCAGAGTCACGGTTTAGTTGCTGATGTTAAAGAAATAGGGGACTTAATTGATAAACACGAACTATTACTTACTAAGGCTAAATGGATTTGGGTTGGCATTGTTTCTGTATCTACAATTATTGGTTTTTTTCTTAAAATAATATTTGAACATTTATCAAAATGAGTAAATTATTCAGCCTTAATTGGCACGATATAATTAAGGGGTTTATTGTAACGGCATTTACAACCTTCATCAGCTCATTGGTGGCAGTTTTAGATACCTTACAATTTCCCGACTCAGAAGCTCTTAAGCATATATTATTAGCTGGACTTGCAGCAGGATGCTCTTATTTTATTAAGAATTTCTTTACTAATAGCGAGGGTAAGATGTCGCTTAAAGAACCACAATGAGAAAGATTATATTACTATCATTAATGCTAATTGCTTGTAGTGAGCAAAAAAAAATTAATAAGGCTGAACAAAGAGTTTTGTTAAATCCAAAAGCATTTAATGAGGTTGGTCTTGTGTGGGCTAAGCTTAATCCAATAGATACTACTATTACAAATATTATTTCTAGGTCTGATACCTTAACATTAACAGACACCTTTACCTATCATAGTTTAGATACCCTTAATCATGTTGATACCGTTTTTACGGCAATACAAACTGTTGTAAGAATACACGATACAATACAAAAATACATTCAAGACAATAGGGTTTTAAACATTTATAAAGATTCTATTCAGATTTACAAGAGTGATTTGTTTGTTGTAAATAGTTATTTATCAGAATCTAAAAAGGATACCTCAAAATATAAATGGTACTTTTATGGTTTATTGGTTTTAATTGGTTTAATTTTATTTGCATCTATTTATTTTAAGAAATTTATATGACAAAAAATTATTACCCAAATCTTCCTATAATACCATACAAAAGAACCTCTATTGATATGGATAGTGTTATTGCTCATATAAAGGCAACTAACTATTCTAATGATGTTAAGAGGTCTGTCTATACATTATTTCGTATAGAATCAGGCAATGGTAAGTCAGGGGTAAACAATAATTATATTGGATTACAAACAGATAATGCTAAATGGGAGGATGAGATATCAGCAAAGATTATATCTACCTGTTTTAAGATAGAAAATATGACAGGCAAGGAAAGAGGATTTGCTTGTTTTGAATCGTTTAAAGACTCTATTGATATTTTAGAATTTAAGGTAGTAGATAGGGGTTTATTTATAGGAGGTAAGTCTCATCCTTATTCTAATATGAATGTAACAAATGTAGAAGACCTATCTAAGGCCTATACTATTGAGTGGGTTACAGGCGACCCAGCGGCAAGACCTTCGTCTGATGAAATGAAAGACTTCAAGTCCATATACAATCAGGCTTGTCTTAAATTCAACTAAAACAAACATAATGCCTAGAGTGTCGTCTAAAAAATTATTAGTAGAAGACTATTGCCTTAATTTCAAAGAGGTCAAGGATTACACATTAGCAAAGATTATTTTTGAGGAGAATAAAGAAATCTTTCATTCTCTAGAACAAATACGTTCCGTTATAAGAGGCATAAGAGGAAAGAAGGGTAAGGCTGAAAGAAAGTATGCAACCCAACCTCAGCCATTAAATTACGACACCTCTAATTCAAAGGCTAAACAAGTAAACACCTCGGCAAAGGTTTTAATACTAGATATTGAAACAGCCCCCTTGATGGCTTTTGTTTGGGGTCTTTGGAAACAGAATGTTTATTTACCACAAATACATAGCGATTGGTTTGTTTTTACCTGGGCAGCTAAGTGGTTGTTTGAGGATAAGATTTATTCGGGAAAGCTAACTTCTAAGGAGGCTATTAAGAAAGATGATAAAAGAATCATGCAGGGTGTTTGGAAAATGCTAGATGAGGCTGATATTGTCATTACCCATAACGGGGATAAGTTTGATTTACCTAAATTAAATACTAGGTTCTTGATGCACGGCATGAATCCGCCAATGCCATACCAAACAATAGATACCCTAAAGGTAGTAAAGAGTCAATTCAGATTCTCCTCTAACAAACAGGAGTTTTTAAACATCTCTTTAGGTACTGACCGAAAGGTAGATACTGGTGGGTTTGAACTTTGGGAGGCTTGTTATCGTGGGGTTCAAGAGTCTTTAGATTTAATGGAAACCTACAACATAGGAGACATCACAAGTCTAGAAGATAACTATCTCAAATTAAGGCCGTTTATTAAGCCTCATCCTAACATGGGGTTATTTATATTGGATGAGCATGAAAGATGCCCGTCTTGCGGCTCTAATGACCTACAATCACACGGTAAAGACTATATGACTACCGTAAATGTATTTGAGGCCCTAAGATGTAATAATTGCGGCTCTGTGGGTAGGAGAAAGAAGTCAAAATTAACAATAACAGAAAGAAGAAATATTCTATCAAGCGTACCAAGATGATAAAAGACCAGATAGTTCAGAAGGTTATAGACAATTTTATTTGTAGGAGTGAGGTTGGTCAGAAAAAATACGGAACAACCCTACATGAAAACAATGAAGACGACTTTTTAAATCATGCTATAGAGGAAAGCATGGACTTCATTTTATACCTTTATAAGATAAAAGAACAATTAAAAGAAAAAGGATATTCTAAACTTAGCGAGATATGAAAATCACAAAAGCATTTTTAAAAATGACAAAGACAGAGCAAGAAGAATGGTTGGTTATAAAGCTCAATGAAGCCTATAGTCAGGTAGATGAGGTTAAGCGCTTATTAAGCAAGGTAAGAGGTGGAATAAAAATAGACATTGAAATTGATAGACCAGATTTAGCCCTATTAAAAGAATGAAAAAAGTTGAACAGGTAATACACAGAAAACTTGGGAAAGAAAGGTCTCACGGACTAGCTTTTCAAGAAGAAGGTATTATTCATATCGACTCTAGAATAAGTGGTACAGACCATCTAGATACCTTAATACACGAAACCTTACACATACTTCAGCCAAAATGGAGTGAAATAAGAGTACAAGGCAATGCTACCGAAATAGCAAGGGTACTTTGGGAACAAGGTTATCGTAGGACAATCTAGGAAGTAAATCACCGCCAATCAATGTAAAATTCATGCAATGCGCCTATTATTTATACTTTGCGCCTATTTTTTGTAACATATTTACCTTGTTATTTGTCACTATTTGTCGCATATTTGTAACATATTTGCGACATTTGGCTAGATTTTATACCCAGCCAAATCGTACCTAATTAGGTATAATATTTACAACATTGTACTATAATGTAACCTATCGGGTACACATTAAAAGTAGTATTTTTATATAAATGAATTTACAGAATAGGTTTCAATTAAAGGTTGTCTCTTTTTCAGCTCTTGTTGTGATTTTGTCTGCCCTGTAAGCGTTAAAAGCATAATCAAAAAAGATACTGTTCTATCGTATTTGGTACGATTACTATGTTCGTATCTTTTAAGCTCATCTAATAGGTCAAGGAAGTTAACTAAATGAGAATAGTGTTCTATATAATTAATTCCATATTCTAACTGCTTAGACAAGGCAAAGGCATCAGCCGAGGCTACTCCCCTAATTAAATGGTTTGTTCTTGTAGACCTTGTTGGGTCAATTACACTATCAGGCTTTTTACCTAACATTGGTAAACAGTTATGCTTAAAATCGTTTTCTGATTTAAAGTATTCATAGTAATCATCTCCTGCGTCATTCTCTATGGTGGCCGGGATTCCGTAATACATTGAGGCCATTAACATCTCTTTCCAAAACAATTTCTTTAGTTTAGGTCTTCCATAATAATGAGCTACAGGAGAACCGCTACCTAGTTTTGTTGTATCAATCTTTTCACCTATCCATGCTGAGCCTTTAGAGCCTTCTCCTGAGGTCATTGCTGAACGATAGGTATCTACACCCATTCCGTACTCGGAGGTGTTTCCTGGGTACATTACGTTACCCTTAAGCTGAAAGTTATTTTTCTTTTCAGGGAACTTATATACTAACCAATTACCATTACTATCATCTGCAAATTCAACCTTGTCTTCTCCTGTTACATAAAATCTTCCTCTTCTCAAAAAAACAGGGCTATCTCTTAGGCTTTGTTCTTGGGCTAAAATGTTGTCTAGGTTAAAATGACAATCAGCCTGATTAAACTTAAAGGCCTCCTCTTCATTCAAGGGATAGTCTCTAGTATCTTGGTCGTTGTTTCTGTAGTTAGCTAAAATAAACTCTTGGGCCTCTGCTTTCCTAGACTTCCCATAGGTGTCAATGAATCCTGCAAGACCTTCTGATGCAGGGGCAAAGTATCTGACTAATTTTGTAGGGGTATTTCTTCCATGTTTAAATTGGTTTGAATCATCCCATAATGTTTTAAACTCCTGACCGCCATTATTAGGTGGGTTTACCGTAGAAACCATCAAGGCAAATCCTACCTTGTTAGCCCCCTCTGTTAAGGTCTTTTTGGCTATGTTCCAATATTCTACAATATCAACCTCCTTAGGAAACTTAGAGGCTTCGTCTATTAGTAGTCTGCTCCATCTCCCAGAGTCAAATGAGTTTAGGGCTGTGTTCCTCCATTCGATGAATGAGTTAAGACCTTCTCTTTTGTTGTAAAGTCCTACACTAGATTTCTTTTTCTTTGCCTGTTTAACAAGGACTAATCTTTTCTTTGGGTCGTCACTTCCGTCTGTTCTTGGCTGAAGAAATATAGGGATAGATTTGAATCCATAAACTACCATGTTCATAAATAAGTCAGAGGCATCACCACCTGTCTTTGATATAATCCCACAACGGGTATTTCCTGTGCTACTTGCTTCTTTAGTCAGAATACATGAGGCCTGGGAGGTAGCACCCTCTCTTCTTTTTTTAACCCTAATAACCCCTAGGACTATTGGGTCCAAACAAGCCTCCTGATAAAACAAAAACCATTTCCTATCAGCATCTCTATACTCAGGCTGAATACCTGATTCGAGTGTCCAATAGTTTAGGTAGAAATAATGGTCTCCTGTTATGTAGGTAGATTCGCCATCATTCATAAACCAATATCCGTTTCTACATCTTTCAAATTCTCTTTTTATAAAAAGTATCTGCTCTTCGTTGTATTGGGCATTTCCATCCTCGTCAATTTCTAATTCATAGAATGAGTCAGGTATATCAGTACGTTTGAACTTTTGTTTCTTTTGTGTAAGATTACTTCCTTCTATTTCGTTAAGTACAGGTGCGTCAGGGTAGGTGCAAGTTATTCCGTATATTTCGTTTGTAGCCATAATCTGTTTTTAATCCTGTATATCAATTATTTTAACCTCAATTCCTGCTAGCATAGCATCTATAGACTCTTCTATTATCTCTCTTTGTTCAGGGCTTAGTAGGGCAACCTTTTCATTTATAGCTGGTACTGCAAAGACATCGCTTTCTATTTCTTTTTTAATGCCTTCTTTTACTTTTTCGTTTATATAAGGGTAGGTTATTATGTCGCTATAAATCCACCTTATTTTCTTTATGTAAGATTTAAAAAGAACAGCACCCTTTGAATTAGGAAGTTCTCTAATAAAGTCTTCGTATTGTTCCTCGGCCATTCTTAGATGGTGTATTGCTGATACTATGTTTGAACTCATTATAGTCTAAATTTTAAATCAATATCATCCTCCTCCATCATTTGATTGCAGGCCTCTATATTCAGTTGGTAGAACTCTTTCTTTTTTAGTTTTAAGAGTTTTGCTGTTTTATCTACATTACAGATAGTAGGTCTTGTCTCATAGATAGAACATTTATTATCTAGATAGTTTTCACACACCCCACTTTCGTTCCATTTGTAGGGAAAGTAAAATGCTGATTGAGGATTAGATACTCCTAATACCTCGTGAAGTTCGTACAATTTATTTACTCTTTTGCAACAACATCCGCAACTAGAACAGGGGAAGGTCATATTAAATCTTTTAGTTTAATTAAAACACCCAAAGAGGTGTCGTTGTCTCCGCCCTTAGTAAATACCTTAAAGTTATCCTTTACTATTTGTTTCAATCTTTTTGTTGGAATTATTATTGCTGAATCTTTTTCATCTATTCTATACAACCAATAATCAGCAAGTGTTGTAGAGATGCCTGATGCGACACCTCTACTATACACCTCTATGAAAACATTACCTGTCCTATGAGCCATTCTATCTGACTTAACCTCTACCTTTAGACCACCAGAGAATAGGTCTTTAACCCATTTTTCTGATGTCTCTGCAAAGTCTAAATCGTAATAAAAAGAATTGCTGAATTTCATAGGTTAATTTTAGAAAGGAAGAGAATCGTCATCAGCAACCTTAGCATTTGTAAAAGTCCTTGGGGCTTCTTTACCTTCAGGTTTCCAGGTATCAATAGTTACTGATACTTCTTTACCATACTTGTCAGGCTCTCCTACGTTAATATTTACCTTAACGTACTTCTTACCCATGTACTCCTCAGCGTGTTTTTCAAGTTCTGAAAAGTTTAGGTTTACCTTAAACCAATTGTCATTTTGTTTCTTACCGCTTCCTGCGTAGATTTTCTTTTGCTTTTCCATTTTTATTTTAATTTAAATTGTTGACTTCTGCTTTTAAATAAGATAGTGCTGAACGAAGGGTATCTAGTCTATAATGGGCTTCCTTAAGCAAGGCCTCACAAAGATTGTCATAGAAACTTACATCCCCTATTTCAGCATTAAGAATGGCTCTCTTCTCATTTGCATTTAGGGTTTCGTCCTTTAAAGAACTAACCTTTCTTGCTGTGTGCTTTTCTGTTAGATAGCTGAGCATAGACTTGGCTGTTGCCCCTGTAGATTGTACATTGACAATCATCTGAAGGGACTCTAGGACAGACATTGGATTAGTCATGTCTACCTTGAAGGCTACTGCCTTACGAAACTCCTCAACCATTTCGATTGATTTCTCAAACCTTTCCTGTAGTTCTTTCTCCTGGAATACTATTTTCATATATGTCTTTTGCTGAGGTTAAACAGAAGTCTAGGGCTATAAGGAATATATTAATACAAGGGGTATCAGAGTCCATTCTAATTACCTCGTCTTTCTTCTGTTGTATAATTTTTATTAATTCTTCCATTGTTTAATTCAAATTCGTTTTTTATCTGAAAATCTTTTATCCAAATATACAACGTCCTTTCTGGTATGCCTAGTAAATCAGCTGCTTTTTTTATTGTGCTGACCTTGTTAAGTGCCTTAATACATAAGGCTTTCTTGTTTTCTCTTAGGTTTAAGGTTTCCATTATTTAATATGTCTGATTGCGTAATTGCCTTTTAACTCTTCTATATAGATAGGTACTTTGTTTGTAATAACTCTTTTTAAGGTAGTGTGGCTGATATTTAGTTTAGCTGATGCATACTTTATAGAGTCATAAACCTTAATGTTTTTCTTCCTTTCTTCTAGAGGGATATCAAGATTGTATAAACCAATTTTAAAGTTATTATTAAGCGCCATATAAATGTTTTAATACTCTACATAAACCCTACAACAAACTAGAGTGAGGGTAAGAAAAAGTAAGTCGAACCCCCACCCCCAAAGTAAAGATTCGACCTACACTTACCTAAACTGTCGTTTCGGGCTGAACGGTTACCAAGTCTAGAAGATACCATTCATTTAAAAGATTTATATCAGATGTTTAGTCTTTATGCCCTGGGTCTAGCGAAACTATGTTTCATTCGACCTGCGAGTAGCCATATTGCTTTTGACTACCTTCCAACAAAAAAGCCCACCAAGTAGAGATTGATGGGCTTGTGTAAGGGCTGATGTTAAGTCAGATTACTTATACAAACCCGATAACGTTCTCTACTACCTTATCGGAATTGCAAGGCAAATATAGGATTTATTTTTTATCCTCCAAATTATTTTTAACCGTTAACGGATTTTCAGGGCACGGTTTTTCTATTTCTTTTAATTGATTAAATATATTATCAGCATTTTCACCCCAATAATATTCACATTTACCATCCTTAATGGGTGCATCTACGAAGTAAGATTGGTATTCATCAGCCTTAGCCGTAAAGCGGTAACACTTTTCTTTAACAGGGCAATTTATAGCCCCTACAGAGCCCTTACATTTAGTTATGTCTGTCATTATTCTTGATTTAAAGGTTTCCATTTTCTATCGCCTTTGCAGTCCTTACAAAGAACGCTTATCCATCCACTTGTAATCCCTAGGTCTTTTCTGCTACCACAAGACTGACAGGTATTTTCTGATAGATATTCAGCATATCCTACCATACCCTCTATTATTTCGCTTTCGTTTCTACAATAGAATCTTAGACCACCAAACTTCTCTTTCATTTGAGTACAGGTTACTTGTTCATGATGTTTCCATAGCTTAGACTTTCCGTCATATCTTCTCATGCGGTCTATGTAGTTCTGAATACTTCCACATAGGTCATCTACTAGCTGAACCCACCCATTAGGTACATCCCAGTTGCATCTATCAGGATTCCCTTCATAGTCTTGGAATATCTTAGGGTACTTGTTTATTAGTTCTTCTTGTGTCATAGGTTATTTATTTCTTGTATTACTTCTTGCCAAAAATCGCTAAAATTAACACTTGGTAAATGTATTATTTCATCTACTGCTATTAAAGCACATTCTTTAGCTTCTTCCATTTTATGTCCTATTATAGATAAATAGGTTAATACTAGCATGGATGCTTTTTCTTTAGGTGTCATATTTTATTTATTTTGGTTATAAGTTTTATCAAAACTTGCAATTAATTAATTTTTTGATACTTGTTTTTTTTATAGGTTATTTATTATATTTTTTAAAAATTTCTTCTACCTTTTTTTCGTTTAAATAAATTACAGAATAATAAATGCCTAGCAGTTTTATTATTTTTTTCTTTTTCAAGTAATGCTTCAATCATTTTATTTGTTTCTGAATAAGAACGCATTGATAATCTATGCCATTCTAATAGCTGTGTCATTGCTGTTTTCATAAATTATTAATTAATTAGTGTATCTATATCAATATTACTTTCATTTAATAGCTCTACAATCTTATCAAATACCATATCCAGGGCATCGTACCTAGTTATAGTATCAGAATCCATTGAGTGTTCTAATTTCTTCTTACTATTATGTACTAATTCCCAAAGGACTATAGCCATATCAGTAGACTTAACACACCTTTTGTATGCCATTTCATCATCATAATTGTCTAAATTAAAAATTAATTGTGCTGTCATATTTTTATTATTATATATAAACTAATCAAAATCAATATTATACCTATAATTTTCATTTAAAAAAATTAAATACCTTTAAATAATCTTTACCCTCATCCTCAAACTCTCCTGCAATCATATTAGCCTGAATCTCATCATCAACAAACTTACTATCATAACCCATTCCAATCAGAATACCTTTGTATCTTTCGTAGTCCTTAAGGTTAAAGGTTAATAAATCAACCTCTTCCTTATAAAGCTGGTTGGTATAGTAAAGAGCATGAGCTAATTCATGGTTAAATATTTCTCCCTCAAGTTTATCAACCCCAATTATATACGAGTCCTCACAATCTATCCTCCCAAGTATTGTATTAAAAATAGTATCGTATTTAGTGAAGGAGTATATATGTAGGTTATCGTAAAGATACGAAGCTTTATTAAAAGGTAAATTAAATCCAGTCCAATCTTTTGCATAGGTGAAGCCTTCTTTATCTTTTGAGTAATCTTTAATAAAATCCCATATATCAAATATCTTTCCCTTGAACTTTGGGTTTTCATAATATTCCTGTGCCCTTAAAAAGAGCATAGCCCTGTCGTAATCATCAGCGACTACAACAGAGTATATTCTATTCTTTATTTTTTTTACCTTGTACTTCATATGCTATATTGATTTGCTATTGCATCAGCTATACCTTGGAAAGTCTTACTTCTTAAGTTTTGTCTTTCGGCCTTAGTCTTACCAAAGGCTTCTGCATACCAAGAAGGATGACTCTTTCCGCTTTTAAAAACAACTCTTTCTCCCTTACCTACAATCTCAGTATGAGTTAATAGTGGAAGATTTTTTAACCATAAACAGGTTGTCTTTGTTGCCTCGTCTCCAAAATGATACGGCTGAATTATTTGGTCAGGTTTTCTCCATCTAGAACTTAAAAGACCTACAGGATTCTCAATAGCTACTCTAGGAATAGAACAGTTATATAAAGCTTTTACAAACTCTACGCTATCTAGCATATCTTGTCTCCTATTAGGATATTTAGGATGCGGTCTTCTATCGTCAAAAAGAAGTTCTTTGTCTTCAGGATTAGACAACCATTGAACAGCCGAGCCTGCAAGAAAGGTGCAAGGAGGATGGGCTATCATTAAATCCCATCCTTTGTCTATAACCTCAAATACATCTTGCTGATAATGCCACTCAGGATGACCACCACTACAGGGAAGTAGGTCGCAAGAAAATGCCTCATGACCTAACCTTCTGAATGCTTTTGTTATTGTCTGCGACTCTTCGCACCCAATTAGTACTCTTAGTTTTTTCATAATTAAAAAGGAACATCAAGCTCCCAAGCTTCTTCGTTAGTAATAGGTTTATATTCTATCTTAAACTCTTCCTTCAGATAGTTTCTTTCAAAAGGTAAACAACCGAACTCATCCGTAAACTCAATGCCATGCCCCATCCTTAATTGAATAGGCATACCTTTTTGGGTTACATCTCCGCCTGTCTCCTTGTTACGCATCTTATTAATGTGCATCTCTGTAATCATCCAGGTGTTAGGGTCTTGTATATTCCTATTAGTCGTAATGAATACATCAGCCTTATTATAAAGTACCGCACCACCATCGGCATCGGCAGGGAAAGGCATTATCTGATTGCCATCTTTATTTCTCTCCCTCTGAGCCTGGGTACGAGTATGAATAGATAATACTAAGGCTATGTTAGCCCTCTTGGTAAATAAGAGCATATCTGTGTACATCTCCATCTCATAGTCATACTTACTATTGCCGCCTGTTTTAAGAGCATTTACGGGGTCTATAAGCATTCCCTTGATAGAATGATACTTCGATACACTTTCAGCGAATTTAAGCAGCTCTGTGTAGTGATGCATATTGTCGTTATTGACAAAGAAGAATCTATCATTTACCCAAGTCATTGCTTGTTTAAAGTCTTGCTCTGATATTTCTCTGATTCTTGCCCCACAATAAAACTCTATCAGCTTCATCTTAACAGTAGCCACCCTATTCTCTCCTGTATAAATAACCCATCCCCAATCATACTTGAGGGCTGCAAGGAAAGCTAACCAAAATCCTATACTAGATTTCCCAACGTGGGAATGTCCTAGCAAGGCATAAAACTCTCCTTCTTTAAGTAATAGGTACTTGTCCATAAAGTCATACCCAAAAGGTAATCCCATAGGAATCAACCCTGACTTATACCTTCTGATAAAATCTTCATCAGACTTATTATTTGAAAGGAAAGAAAGCTCTTCTTCTATAAGTCCAGCCTCTTCCATTGCCTCATGCTGATACCTTGCTAACTCATTAATAGGCATATACTGACCTGCCTTTAATCCGTCATCTATTGCTCGGTATTCTATATCTACCTCCTTGCCCTCAAAACGATTAAAGACCTCATGCCTTAATACCTCCCTGGCAATAGACTCTTCCACTAAACCGCCAGAGATATACCCACCTACTAGGTAGGATGATTTAATTACTGCGTTGTGCCTAGAGCCTGTCTCAGACATACGAATCATCTTAGCTGCTATGTCTAACTTTTTATAGTCAGTATAGGAGGAGGACAATTCTTGTCCAACCTTTATATCGTCCTCTAGGATTTCAAAGAAGGTCTTGCTATCCTCATTAATCATTAGGTCTTCGTCATAACTAAAGAACAAAACTCTTGATGGGTTTCTAGCCGTTGGGTCAAAGCGAGGATATCTTTTAAGTAAGGCTGCGTAATGACTCTCGTGTCTATTCCCATCAGCAATCTTAATCAATCCATGTACCCCTGTGCCTGAAGGAGAGGTCCATACTGCGTGTATAAACTCATCCTTCATCAGCTCATTCTTAAAAGAGGGTATATCTTCTACATCATCCACATCAAAAGGAACTAACCTAGAATGAACAGATAATGAGTTGTCGTTCCTAAAACTTCTATAAAATGAACCATCTTCCCTTTGCTTTGTTATTTCAATATCAAACCTGCCTGAGAAGAGTACGCATGGAAGTTGCATTTTTAACTTCTTAATCTCCTCCTCACTTTTAGATTTTCTTATCTGCTTAATCTTATCTTTAATCCTTCCGTCTTTGATTCCCTCAAAAACAGATTGAAGGCTTACAAAGACAGGCTTATCAATCTCGCTGAAGTGTTTGAATACTGTTACCATTATAAATGTTTTCGTAGTAATTTAAAATTTCTTCCTCTATAGACCTTACATTAGCCTCATAATCCTTGTAAACGTCCATTAAACTACGCACCTTTTTTACATGATAAAGAGTTGTAGCGTGGTCTTTTACCCCTACATATTCCCCGATTCTTTTTAGGGAGAGTAAGGTGTACTTGTAAAGGAAGTAACTAGCTAATATTCTAGCATCTACATACTCTTGCTTTCTAGTTTTTTTTGTAATATCTATATTATATCTAGATTTAATGATATCCACAATTACCCTAGGCTCTATAATCTTATACACCTTTCTGTAGCTTGTAATATTCATATTCTTTATACTTGAATCTAAATCATATAGTTGCTTTTTAAGAGATTCTATTATTTGCTTATGAATTGAATCCATGATAATTATTTAACCCAAGAAGGAAGTGAGATGATTGGTTTAGTATTCTGAATGTCATACCAAAAGTCATAAGACTTAGTAAAGTTTTCGGGAT